GAAATGGGGGGGGACGACGGCGGTTGAGGAATGGGTAGGGTATTTTGCAAATGTAAAATTATGGGCAGGTAATAGCGAAACCGGCATTTTGATACGCGCGCACGCTATCGACGACCCTAACGCCGTATATCAGATAAATGAGGCGACTGGAGTTGCTGATTTGCTGACTATAAATAGTGTCCCAAGTGATTGGACTGAAGCCTATAAAGATGTGTCTGATCCTGCGAACCCTGTTTGGAGAAAAGTTTCTGACGATACTATTTTATTGGAGTATGCAGCATGAAAACTATAATCCAAGAATCTGATAAACTGAGCGTATTTTATGAAAACTCAGTGTCTCTTCAAGTTGGGCAGCAACCACTATTAATTTCAGTTACGGAATCTAGCAAGCCAAAAACCCTATGGGTGCTACGTGGAATAACTTTCGTAGACGTAACTAACGAGCCTGTTATTCCTAATTTTGTAATTACAGACGAAGAGTTTTTTGAGCTGTCAGAAATGCTTGAACATAAGGAGTTTGACGAAAACGGCAGCGAAATAACTGTCCCGCGCACGCTGCCATTTGACCTGGGCGAAATGGCAGCTATGGTCATCGCCATGCGTCAGTGGAAAGCAGCACAATCTGAAAGCTTGGAGACCTACCGCAATGAAATCTAAAAACATGACGACAAAGCAATATACTCACAACCTAATGCTGACAGTTGACCAGTTGGGTAACACTGTTTTTCGCGGTAACCCTGATAGCACAATAAGTGCCCGCACGGGGTTTAATAGCGCAATGACGAATAGCCGGTTCTGGCTACTTCAAGAGCGGTTTATTAATTATGCCTTTAAGCCTCTGGACGGTGAAAACCATTGCCGACAGGCTTGGCAAGCAGACAAGGATGAATACTTTAATGATGCGGGTACGATGACCCGCGTACTAATGGCGGCGACGGTTATGCTTTCATGTTTTGTTATTGGCACTTTGCTGCGGGGATTTAAGTTAATAAAGTCGTTCTTATAAAGCTCCAAACAGAGTATTAAGCTAAAAAACCACCTTTGCGGGTGGTTTTTTCGTTGTAAAAACGGAAAACACGAAAAAAGTGGACTCTTTTCGGATTGAGAATGTGTTCTGAAGTCGGCAGCGGTCGGCGCATTCCAATAAATTCTATTAGGGTTTAGTCATGTCAAAAAAGAATATTAGCTATATCTCCGGGCGCGCCGCCACTATTTCAGCGGGCGAATTCGCTAAACAACTGACGGCGAAGGGCGCAGGTGATGCTTGCGTATTCGACTCCGCCACGGAAGAAGATTTTGCAAGCGGCAAAATTGATCTACCTCCTATTGCTCAGGAAATTTATGACAGCGCGGGGGCAGATGAATTTAAAAATGTCATGGCGGCTTTTACTGACGGTATCAGAATTTATGAAGACAGCCATGGCGTAAACATTCCGCCAGATGTGGTTGAGCAGGCGCTGCATAACGTGCGTGAAGTGTACGATAGTGTGGCAAGCTCAGATCACTCAAACAACACATCGTTGGTTGCTGAACAGGCAATCGTGAGCATCTACAGCACTCTGACAGCGGCTATTCCATTCGCGCACTATGCACCTGCTGATCTGAAATCCGGTGAAGCTCGGATTGCTATCGTTAAGCATGTCGCTGGTACAAATACTGGTATGTACAAACAAAACCAGAATCTGGACGGCGTTAATTCAGGCGAAGTGTATCTTGGTCAAGCTCGTGCTCATACTGTTGCTGCAGTTGATGGCACAGGTAAAAGTACACTGTCAGGTAAAATTACAGCAGTTATGACTGGTCGTGATGCTTGTGACCAAGCAGCTGCTCAAGTTGTGTTGCGTCGTGGTCGTACTGTTGTTTCATTCAACGGTTACCCTGTTGCCGTTGAATTGAGCACTGAAGGCTCTGGTAACTCAGGTGTTGCTGGTAATTTTGAAGAAGGTGGTACGCCGTACAGCATTGGTGGAAATATCAATACCGATACGGGTGTATTTGAACTGACAGTTACGCCGATGATTGCAGAAGATACGGAATTTGTCGTTGAAGCGCTGCTTGATGTTGAGCGTGATCCTTCGCTGATCCCTAGTATGAAAACTGAAGTGTCTGTGAAGTCTGTGCTTGCAGATAGCTGGACGTGTTACGCAACAACGACTCTCGAATCAATCAACCAGATGCAGAATGAGTTGAAAGTTAATCCTCATCAAGCATCTATGATTGCGATCAATTCGCAGCTGATGAACGAGCGTCACCACAAGTTGTTGAACTACGGTATTCGTTTGGCTCGTTCAAACTCTTATGAGTTTGATCTTGATTACGCGGCTCGCAAAGCAGAGAAGACTATTCCTGAAATGTTTCAGGACTTTTCTCCAGTGCTTAGTAAATTATCACAAGCAATGGCAGAACAAACCAACTCGAATGGCGCTAGCTTTGCGTACATTTCTAAGAAGTTGCTATCGTACTTCTTGTCACTGTCTTCGGATATTTTTATCCAAAGTGGTTTGCCGCAATCACCAGGTATTTATCGTGTCGGTCGCCTAGTTAAAGGTGGTGTTGACGTGTACTACACGCCTACTGGCTTGGCTGAAACTGCCACTTCTGCAGAAATGCTGGTAATTGGTCGCTCGGCAGAAGTGGCTCGCTCAGCATTTATTCTCGGTGATGTTTCATCTCCGCAGATGGAGCAGACAGGTAAAGATCAAAGTCTTGCTCAGAACGTTGCGATGCACGCTAAAAACTTCACTACTTTGAATCCTCACCGCGAGACCTTGAAGTCTGTTGCCATGATCAATGTGATTGGCTTGCCTTCCGACTGATATTGGTAACGAAGTGTTGAAATAAGGCGGTGGTTATCTAGCCGCCTTATTAACTATCCTTTTAGTATTTTTGGTGATCATTATGAAAGCAATTATTGGTAAGGGAGTTAATGCGAAAAAATCGCTTATTGGCTCAGGATTGGCCGGCATTCAATACCCCGTTGAGCTGGAATTTAAAAACAAATCGCAATTGCCGCTAGTTTCGACTCGCTTAAAGTTCAAGCTAGATCGTGCGACGTGCGGTGACAAATCATTTACTACTGTTTTAGTTCCATCGTTAGCGGCTCTCGCTGAGACCGTTAGTAATTGGATTCAACTTGCGGAATTAAGAGGTCTCGAAAAGATTGCTGAAATTTCAACAGTTGAGCTGAAGAGCGATGAAACCACTGACGAAGCTGAAACCTCTGACGAAGCTGAAACCACTGGCGAAGCTGAAACCACTGACGAAGCTGAAACCTCTGACGAAGCTGAAACCACTGGCGAAGCTGAAACCTCTGACGAAGCTGAAACCACTGACGAAGCTGAAACCACTGGCGAAGCTGAAACCACTGACGAAGCTGAAACCTCAGATGAAGCTGAAACCACTGGCGAAGCTGAAACCTCTGACGAAGCTGAAACCACTGGCGAAGCTGAAACCACTGGCGATGCTGAAACCTCTAAGCCTGCACCTAAAAAGCGCGGACGCCCTAAAGCTTCTAAGTAATAAGGAGTATATCTATGGAATTTACCCGTCAGTTAGGTGAAGAATCCGGTACGCAGTTAAATCCTCTTGTTGATGAATCTACGCTACCAACAACAATGAATGAAGACCAAGTAATTGCGACCGTAGGTCGTTTCAATCGTGGTCGAATTGATAAGCCGTTTGTTGTTACCCGAGGTTCATTTAAGCGCATGCTCGGCAAGGGTGAATCAATCCGCTCTAACATGCTCAATGAGACTTACGTTCAGATTTTTGAAGCTCTCCAGAAAGGTGCTAAAGCCGTTGTTGTTCAACGTTTGGTGTCTTTAAATGGCGCGGGAATCGGATGGGCTTATATTAAAGATGACAGTGAAGTTGGGTTTACGTCAGGAAAGACTGATCTTGACATTGCAATTGACCCTGAGAGTAATGAATTTGAGGCTATTGAAGTTGGGAGTTCAATATTAACTGTCTCCGGAAATTCTTTTAGCTACTTTCTAGCGGTAAAGCACTTAGAGTGTTTTAGCGAAGGTATCATGCTAGAAATTCACGCGGATGAGCTTCTTGATGATGATGGCTTTGAGATCGACAATGATTTCATTACATTGCGCGTGCTTGACTCCTATGGAGTAAAACTTTTTGAATTCGCTGGATCGCTTGATGAGGATGCTTACGACGAAAATGGAAAGTCACTATTTATTGGCGATGTAGTTCAAAGTAAGACGGATTTAGTCCAAGTACAAATAAGTGCAAATGTAAGCGTTGGTGCTGGTAGTAACGCCTATGGCTACGATGATAATGGCTCTCAGAAGTGGTATCGAACGCCTGTCATTAAAACGTATGAAGAATTTGCGACGGGTTCTGAAGTCACATCATATTTCAATGATGACTATCATTTTGCTGCCGATGCTCTAGCTAAGACAAAGATACCGTTCGGCTATATGTCGACTGGAGCGTCAAATAACGTCGCACTTATTAAAGCTTTGGCTTATACCTCTTATCAGTTAAACACTCCGCTAGCTGTTGATATTTATGGCGAAGCTCCAGCTTTAGCTGTATTGCAGTTTATGAATGAGCTTAATCTATCAGCTGCTGATGAAAATCACTTGATCTGGACATACTGGTGCCCTGTTAAAAGTGATTGCCCTGCGGGTATTAATCCTCGTGGCTACTTTGGCACATCGATGTATATCTTAGCGAGAGCGTGCTTAAGAAATTCGGTGAAAAATCGCTACGGTATTTCTGCGAAGAACTTCCCTATTGCGGGTTCAGATAATCCGATCAACCGTACAAATATGACTCAAACTCGACCGATTTCAGCGCCTAATTTAAGTCGTTTGGCTAAATACAGAGTTAACCCTGTTGTGTTTAAGACGTTTAGTGATCGCAGTTCTGTTGTGCCAATTGATTCGCTGACATCGTCACCCCAAAATAGTCTTAAGAAACTTACTTCTGTGGCCGACATGGCGTCTTGGATAGACCGTCAGGTGCTTCGGTTTGCGAATCAGGTATTGCAGAAGCCGATGAGTGTCGCGATCAAAGCAACCAACGAGTTTATGCTTGATTTATTCGAGCGTGTTGAAAGCTCTGGATGGTTGGTTCCCTCAGAAGATCCCCAAATGGATGGCAAAACATTTAAGTACGGGGCTTATCCGGACCCAAGCAATCCATACGACAAAATGATTTACGCATACTCGCTTCACTATGACGGGGTTGCACGTCAGATTGAAGTTACTCAGACAGTTTCGAAATAAGAAATAAGGGTGATTTATGAATCAGGGTTTTTTAACAAAACACTTAGGTCAAAAAAAGGTTCCAACTGTCGAAGAGTCTGTTGTTTTTGACTCTGCGGCGTTTACCGAGGCTGAGCTGACTTTGGCGTCTGCTGCAGCGGTTGAAGCTTGGGTGGACACGGATGACTTGGACGATGGTGAAACGCTTGCTGATCGTTTGATTAGTTATTTTGTTGGTATCGCGGATGAAGATGCAGACGGTGAGCTTAGCGAAGATGATCAAGCGGTTATTGAGCAAGCCATGGAGTCCGCTGGGGACTACATGGAAAGCCTTGGCGTTGATGCCTCTGATATTGACTCACTGCTTAATGATCGCGATGAAGATGCGGCGGAGCGTGTTCAGGACTTGCTTAAATCTGCTTTTGCAGACATGGATAGTGCTGAAGGTGATGAGCGGATTGATGGCGATACTGTGGCTTTTGATGCGACGTACAAGAAGAAGCGTGTAGTACGTGGTGGGAAAATGACATGGGTTAAAAAGCGCGTGTCTGGAAATGTTCGATTAAGTGCCAAGCAAAAACTTGGACTTAAAAAAGCACGACGCAAGTCGAACTCTTCTGCTGCTCGGCATAAGCGCATGAAGTCTATGCGATTACGCAAAAAGTCGGGGATTTAATCCTTGCCGGTTCTCACGTCAAACTGGGATGGTCTTTCTGAGCAGCTGGTAGCATCTATCTACCAAGTTGTTCGGAAGGGCAGTAACTGGGGGCCAATCGCAAACGGGGTAGTAGTAAAAGCTGCTATCACAGAAGCTGATATGGAGCTGGCTCTGGCGTGGACTGGTGCCTTTGAAGACTCTGATACCGATGCACAATTTCCAACGACCGCTGCTGCACTACAGTCGGGCTACCCTCAGAGCTTGATACAAGCTATGGGGATAGGTGACACCGGCATAGGTGAGAGTGCTAGCAAGCTTGCAAGTCGCTTCGAAGGTCGCACTGGTATTACAAAATTAAACTCGACTCAGGTGTTCACGGGGATGCCCCCTGTGAAAATCAATGCAACGTTGTTGCTTCGTGCATGGGCCGATCCCGTCGAAGAAGTTGAAAAACCGTTTGACCAGCTTGTTAAGTGGTCCCTTCCGCCTAAACTATCAAAAGATGGTTCTATTATTGCCAGAATTGCTAGGTCTGGAGAAAGTGCGATAGACGCACTCATGCCATCGATTGCACCAATTCAGGTAGCGTTAGTTTATAAGAAACGCTGTTATAGTCCGCTGGTGATTGAATCTATTGGCATTCCCATGAACTCGCCAGTTGATCAAGCGGGCAATTATGTTCAAATGCTTTTACCTGTTACCCTCACGACGCTTACAGCGTTAGACAGGGATGATTGGACGAACAGCCGGAAAATTTCGCTCTGACATTCGCCCTGTACTGTTGTAGTTTTAATTGACAGTAGAGAGGAATCAAGACAATGGAAGAAAAGAAGAAAACGAAGAAAGGTCTATGGATCGCTATATCAGTTGTAGTGGGTTCCGTGTTGGTTATTGCCAGTAAGGCACCAACAGGGGTACCAGAGTGCGGTTCAGATGATGCTCGCATTACCTTGATGGGTGCATTTGATCAATCGCAAGCTGCTTTGCTGGGTGGCCTAAAATCAGTTCACGCGCATACAACCAGCGAAGTCAAAGCCACTGATGATGGCAATGGTGGTATTAGTGCTCGAGCTTGTCGTGGCGTGCTGACTTTAAACACCGGTAACGACATGAAAGTAACTTACACAATGGAACTCATGGATGATGGCAGCTACTTGCTAAAGTATGTTCCTGGTTGGTAATGATTAGCCGGGGACGCGCATATCTGCGCTATAAAAAAGTTCTGCGACTTGCGCAGTCTCCGGAGCCTCACGAAGCTGACGCCGCGCGGCGTCACGCTGAAGCTATCGCTAGTAAGTATGGATTCGTTAGTGATACCCCTGAAATAAGCTTCACCCCTCTTAAAACACGATATAAACAATTTCCCGAGCACATTAATGATCTAGCAATCACAGCTTGCGATGCATTTGATTGCGCTTATGTTCTACATGATGGCGCGTGTTGCATTGTCGGCATGGATGATTGTGCAAAAAAAGCCAGGCTGATGATTATTGATCTTGTTGCGCTGCTTCGGCTAGACAGAAATCAGTACATTGCAGAACGTTCGAAGAAAATACCAATAAGGAGAAAGGACCGAATTGATTTTCTTCGCCGGCTCCGAAGGGATTACGAGCGGGGCTGGGCAATGGGGGCAATCATTGCGTTGCAGCGAATGCCATGGTGGCCAGATGTTGACGCTGAAATAGAGGACTTGGATTCTATCGTCATTGTTGATGATGAACAGCCTCAAGAAAAAATCAAATCAGCTTATCTTTCAAAGGGCGAGCGAGAAGGCGAGGGCTACTGGCGTGGTTATCACTATGCTATTGAGTCTTCAATTAAAGCCATTAGCCCTTACTCCCCGCACAAACGAATTTCATAGGAAAACCGCGCCAGTTAATGCCCGCAGTCGGGGCAAAATACTCGCATGGCAAAAATATCAATAGATCTTCAAGCGATGGTTAAGCACTGGCTTTCTTGCCCGGTGGGTACCTATGTCGGCTCAAGTTACGGGAATCCAGTCAATGACGCGCTTCAGAGTTCAATAACAAGCAGTGCTGCCGATTTATTGGTGACAAAACTAAAAACTGACTTGCCGATCCTGAATGATTTATCTGATGGCTCGATAAATATTTATGAATACTCGTTAGTTTCAGACAGAAAACAAATCATCTTAGATATTGCTGGCACTGAATTTGAGGTACAGGCGTAATGCTGACACGCTCCCGTTTAAATGAAGAGTTCGAGTCTCTGTTACAGGACTACCCAACGTTAAAAGCAAGGTATCAAGCGGGAGACCCGACTTTAACGCGCCAGGTTGATGCAATCTTTTCAGCGTTATCAATGCACTCGGCAGCTCAAGAAGTTGCACTTGCAGAGCCTCAGGCAAAAACCCGCCCCGCAACCGTTTTGGCAGACGCTGCATTGAGGGGTATTGTTCCCAAGTCTCAGCCCGCACAAATCACTATTGCCGTGACCAATGAAAATAATACCGCGTTCGTTCTTGATGAGGGGCGTACTGTATTTGATTCTCTAGGTCGTCCATATAGAACGACTGTTGCAAGCACAGTGCCTGCAAATTCAACTCAGTCTGTTTCTTTTCATCAAGCAAAGCCTGTATTGCAAGAGCATACCGTTACTGAAAATATTCCGTTTTATGCCATTGAAATCCCTGACGCTGATGATGACTCTATATTGTCAAGCATTAGAGTTCTTGATGCTGATGATATTGAGCTTGAGTATCGACAAGAGTACGTCGGGATTTCTCCGGGTGAGAAAGTTTATCACGTTGAAGTGAATGCCAATCAACAGGCGTTTGTGCGATTTGGAGACACCAATACGGTCGGCTTTCAGCCAGCCGTAGGGGATGCTTTCACCGTTATCGCAAATTATTCGCAAGGGCGAATAGAAATTCCCACTGAAGAAGAATTTCAATTTGAATATACGTTATCCGCTTTAGATAATTCGGTTTCAATGATCCTTGCTTCTGTTGAATTCTCGGGATCTGACGCACCAACACTAGAATACATTCGTGACTTGTGCCGGTACCCATCGCTTTATGACGATGACGCGGTTTTTCTCGGTGAGTTTGAGTTTCTGTTGAAAAAGCACTTCCCGGATATGAAATTTTTGTCAGTTTGGAATGAAGCGATTGAAGAGGACCATCGTGGCTATGGCCTTCAGAATACCAACGCTATTTTTGTAGCATGTTTTAACGACGGTGAAGCGATCATAGATACACAGGGAGCCACGTCACGTATTTTGACTGAGGCCGAATGGACTGCCACTCAGCGTTTAATCTCACAGAGAATAGCGCGTGCAGATGATACGCTTCGGACCCGGTTCTATGTTCCTGTCCGTGAGCAAATACAAATCGTTGTCGATGCAGAAGTACCAACGTCCTACAGTGCTGTCGAGGTATCACAGTCAATTGTAGAGTTGTTGCTCAGCGAATACGGAGAGCAGTCTACGTTTTCGCGAAGCGGCGGGCACATAAAAAATCGCACGGCAGTTCGTCAGTTAGTCGATGGCATTCCAGCGCTTCAGGCTCCGTCGTCTGATGTGAGCTTAGTGGTTGATAATGACAGTACGGATGAACGCCCCGAGCTATGGCGTTTTGTGACAGCGGATAGCATTACGGTCAATATCGAAACGGTTAATGGTCGGCGGAGCGGCTGGCAATGACGCTAGAACTGAATCAGCAATTACCGACACTTGCACCGCTTGAACATAGCGGTTCAGTCGGTGTGATCGAGGATGAGTTGAGAAGAATCACCTTAGATTTATATCGCTCATTACTTTCTGCTGATGATTACGATATTAATCTATTGGGTATGCCACACCTTGCAGGGATCAATCTTGTACGGCGCGAAATTGATGCTGACGGACTTCTGTTGCTGCGTAGTGATAACGATGAATACTTGACTCGTTATTTATATCGAGCGTGGAAAGGTCGCAACCGTAATGGACGCGGCCTGCATTTCATCCGGTTGTATATGCGTATTTTGTTCGGTGAGTTTGCCACGGTGACGCAGATCCATAAGAGTGCAACCACTGGTCTTGAGAATGGCATTCGCCCTGATTGGTACATGCCACATTTAAATGACCACGACTTATCTCTTGATGGGAGTTGGCGACTAGGCGATGTGATTAGCTGGCGGACACCGGGGTTTATCTCTGACCCGAATGATGTTTATCCGAGCAACCGAGTCAGAATTGCTATCGATTATCAGCAAGTTGATCCTTCAGCCGTGGATGGACTCAAATCATTGTTGCGAAAGATTATGCATATTCGCTTAGTGCCAGTTATTGAATTACAGAGCAGTGCTATTGTTGATGCCGTTACAGAGGTCTATTCGTGAGTACATATATTCCTGAGTCGTACAAAGTTACTCTTGCGGCCCATATTGCAGAGAAAGCATCTCATATAAAAGTAACGTATCTCGATGCTGGAACACCTGGTGAACTAACAAAAGAGGCTATGGTGACGCAAAAATTAATCATAGATAGCGGGGCTAACTCTTATGCTTGTGAAGTAACAGTTGCGATAAATGAAGAAGTTACCGCTGAATACTATGAAGGCAATACCGCTACTGTCGGTGGTGAGCTTGTTGTGTTCGATAACGAGCTTCCTTACGCGTCGGCGGTGACAAAAATAGAGCTGGTTGATACTGACGGTGAGGTAATGATTACCCGTGAGTATGAGACTCCTCTCATTGTTGATCTTCAGCCATTTAATTTTAAATTAGCGATGAGGTTCTGATATGGCTAATGAAGTAATTCCGGAAATTAATAACATTACCGAGTTCGTCGGATCGCCGCTTGCGACAACTGGGCTATTTAATGGCATATATAGTCATATAAATGTTGAGCTTAATAAAATCCGTAGCAACGTGAAGGTGGCTGATGGCTCACAAGAAATAGAAGGAGAGAGTACAAAGCTATTGATGACGCCAGCTGGTGTTAAAGCAGCAATGGACAACCGTACAGCGAGCGAAGATTCAACAGGTTTAGTTGAACTAGCTACACCAGCTGAAGCATTGGATGAAAGCGAAGCTCAAAAAGTCATCACACCAGCCACTCTATCTCACGTTCTTTCCCAATCAACGTGGAACTGGACTGGCGCTCGTGAGATAGGAACACCGTTCCAGATCACGAATGAAAACAATGTTGTGGTAGGTTTTATTTTACAAATGTCTGCAATGAGTGAAACTGCGTTCGTAACTGCAGGCGGTTCAATACAGCGCTTCGAATTCAATGGGATTGCGTGGGTAAAAGTCGGTGCTGGCTTCAGCTATCCTAGTAATGATGATTCTGTAGTCACAGCTCTATCCGATACTGATATTGCCGTCATTAGATCCGATGCTGATGTATTGAATACGTTACGCTGGACTGGCGCTGCGTGGATAGAAGTCGGCAATGCACTGCCAATATCCGCAGTATTAAGTCATAAAAGCATAGTTGCTCTCTCTACGACTACCGTTGCAATCGTAAATGATAACCGGAACGATCTAGGTTTTTACGAATTTGATGGGACCGACTGGGCACAAGTTGGAAATAGACTTCCGCTGTCATTTTCTGGACAGTATGTATATCGGTCACGAATTACAGCACTGACAAGTAATAGAATAGCATTTACCTCGTCAAATGATGTTTTGGTTGCCTATGAATTCGATGGAACAGACTGGGCGCAAGTCGGTAACGTAAAAAACATACCTGATAATTATTGGTGCGCTGTTGCCGCACTCAATAGCACCGACGTGGTGGTGTTAAATAACGGCTCTGATGATCTTCGAGTCTATAGATTTAACGGAACGGATTGGCAACAGCAAGGACGACCAGAGCCGGTAAATGTTGGTGATGCTGCACAATCAATATGTGCGCTGGCTATCAGCGGTAATGAAGTGCTCGTTTTTTTGAGCGAGGATGACATGGTCCATCACTACGTTATTGATTTCGCACCGAGTCGTCCTCCGTCACCGGCGCTTGGTACAATGTAAGCTAGGCAATTACACAATTACACAACCCATCACCTGCTAGCACCAACTACCTGTGTCACTCTAGCTCCTTATTTTCAGGAGCTAAGCTCATGCCCGATTAACACCACAGCGTCCTCGTCATCGAACCAGCGTCAAAACTCCGAGCGTTCAAAACTCCCAGTAAATACAGGGAGTCTAATTAATAGTAATAGAGTTCTAATCACATCAATCTCACAAAATTATAAAGTGCGGTTCGTTTTCGCTCATCCAGCATATGAATTAAACGGTTTACTTCATGCCGCAGCTTGTCACCGCCCTGAATTGCTGCCCGTTGTTCCATGCCGTAGTTGATCGTTTTTAGATTAGGGAGTGACGACCGGTCACGTACAATTCTGCCGTCCATGTCGCCGTTAAACAGCCAATATCCTGTTATGTTGAGCGGTATTAACATAATCTTGATCTCCTTCATGTGAGGCCATCTACGGCCTCGCTTATTTTCACGGACTGTTCCTATTTTTTCCCATGCGTAGAACGTGTTGAGCGTCAGACGAGGGTAGCCCTGTGGAACCATATACCCATTTAAGTAATCAACCATCCATTGACCTGATATCTTCTTGGCTTTCCGTGCCAACCTTAAGCGGGGTCCGGCCCCTTCGATTGACGTTAGCATTTAAGTTGTCTCTTTTTACCCTTTAATAGGTAAAATGTCGCATTTTGCCTGTCACAGGTAAAGAACGAAAATGTAAAACTGACTGTTGCATAAAGTTACATTAGTATTAGTTCTGTCAATAAGGAGGACAAACAGTGGAAGTCATAGGCATAACAACAACGCACGTACTAACTAAGCTGCCGTGCGGCAGAACTACATTAATCAGGGCACAGGAGATAGATGAGAATCATCCGTTGATCAGGGACCGCATGTCATACAGGTTGGGTGTTATTGCTGCTATGAATACAATTGCGGCTAATGATTCCGAGGATGAAGATGTTAGAGGCTGACTACGTTGAGGTGTACTGCCCACACATGAACGGCCAGATTGAAATCACTCTGTCTGATCGCACTCGTGTTGATTGCCTTACCCCCACTCACGCCATCGAATTCGACTGGTGCAACAAATGGGCAGAGGCAATAGGGCAGGCGCTTTACTATTCAAAAATGACGGGGCGAATGCCTGTTATTGCGCTTATCTGCAAGCCGAATGAATCCCGGTTTGTTGATCGCGCCAAGTTCGCCATGCCTGATATTGAAGTCATCGTAATACCCAAGCAATAACACAGCGTAGCGTGAGACCTCGTGCCTCGGCTCACGTACTGCGCGTTATTTTTCCTCTGCCGATTGGTAGCAGTTCGCGTAATTGTTGGGTTCAAACCCCGACTCGATTGCGCGGTTCATTATTTTAACCATCCACGTTAGCTCTTTCTGAAACCGCTTTTCATAGATGT